CTCAGATTTCATTAAAGGATGAACCTTTTAATAGGTTGGGTATGAGTAAGGAGGATGCTCGTACTTTACCGCAGAAACTAAGACCTTTTTATATACTCAGTGTCTTTCAGTATCTAATGGCAGCAATGTGCCTAATGTTTAGGCAATTGGTGGAACGTGGAAGAGTAATAAAAATTGGTATTAATTTTTGGTTTGGTGGAGCTACAGCTCTTGCAATGAGTGTTGGTTTTGATGATCCAAATGTGATTTTTGAAGATGGAGATTTTAAGCATTTGGATTCCACAATACATATGATATTGTTGATGTTATATGTTACTCAGGCGAGTGTTTATTTTAATTGGGAAGGTATGACTGCTACTAATGCCACACTCTTGAGATGTTTTTTTCGAGTGTGTGCAGAGAGATTGTCAATTAAAGTGACACATATGTTCAGTACAATTTGGCGTGTCATTTATGGTGGTATGCCATCTGGAGCATTTGAGACGTCCCATGGTGACTCTTGGATAGTTGCTTTTCTTTATTTCTTGTATGTTCGGCAAGTTATGGAGCGTTATCCTGAGAGGGTGAGCCAGTTGCGTGAACTGTATCGATTGTTTCGTTGTGGTATTATTGTTTATGGAGATGATCATGTCTTATTTACTCATAGAGATGTACATGATATAATTAATGAGACTGGGTTTGCAAGATTTGTAGCAGTTTTTTGGGGTATGAAAATTCGTGATATACATAGGGCTAAGTTTTTAACTGTACCACATGATTATTCTGGTGAAATAAGTGTGCCAGGTATAGTTTTTTTGAAAAGATATTTTGTATCACGAGAGTCTGTGTTTACTCCAACTGAAATAAAGGATCATAAGATTTCACCGGTATTACCGTATAGGCCGATTGGTGCGTTAATAGTAAAATTAGCATATGGTAAAGCTGATACAAAGTCAGTGGTTGAGTATATAGTATCATCAATTGGTATGGCTTATGATACTCAAGGTACTAATAGAGTTGCTTACGATTTTTGTAAGCATATATATAAGCATCTTAGTCGTGCCGTTTATGGTAATATTCACCAGATCCTTCAAGAATTTATGAATCGAATTATGCGAGAGGGGAAAGATGCTTACATTACGCGTTTGATGCGTACTGCTCATATTAGTGAGAATGACATAGTTAAAGGATTTCCAAAATGGTCAGATTTAATATCTAGACATAAGT